TCTAACTCGATTAAAAACATCCTTCGTTGTTTTAAACTGCCATGGCAAATCTTTCTTGTAAAACGCTACCTTTTTGGCTTTCTCCTTTTTCTTTGACTCCTTCAGTCGTGCCTCATTCTTTTTGTTTAGAATCTCAAGCCCTAAAATTGCCCCGCATTCAGCAGAGCAGTAGCACTTTAAGCCAACGAAAAACAAAGCCGTCTTATCGTATGACTTTTTACATATCGAGCATTTACGCATTGCCATGAATCGCCCTCGTTGCTTGGTTTAATAATGTGTGACAGGTAGGAATACGCTGTTTCTCTATCAATCTTGCTGCCCTGCTTGCCAACCTTGTTCTGTTTCTACAGTCCTTACATGCTCCATGCAGTCCGTCCTCGGTGGCCGCGTCGTCATGGAAATTATAAATAGGATGCCATGCACCGATTCTCGAACGCTTTCGGCTAGCTGTATTGCACGACACGCATATTTTATGCCCCATTTTTAAATCGCTCAGTTTTATACGCGCGACTGATTCCCGTCTTTACTGAAGACTCACTCAATAACGAGACTTTGTGAATACTGATAATTTGCATTTCGTAATGATCGCCAAGGTGTCGACTCGTGGTTCTGTGAATTGACATTGAAAGCGGAGCTATGATATTTCCATGCCGATCAAGTATTCTTGCGTTTTTATCTTTCATATATCACCTATTTAATTAGTTGGTTAAAAAATCCCTCTGTCGCCACAGGCGGGACTACCTGCTAAAGTCTAAGGCTTGATATTATTCACATGCTTACGCTCTTCCACACACAAAACTATATGCATAATCTGTTACGGCAGATTCGATAACGTTACATGCATTGCGATACCCGCGCGGTTGTTCTCACCTATAGCCCCGAAGGGCTGTTATTAAAATGGGATGTCGTCGTCGAATGCATCCATATCGGGCGGCGGCGGCATATTCGCTCTTGGTTCTTGTGGTGCCTGCTGTGCCTGTGATCTTTGTTGCGGTGCTGGTGTCGAGTCTGGTGTATTCACATACTCGAGGCGGGCATCTTGAATAGCTAGCTTGATCCCGTATTCGTCGCTAGCTGCTATGATGCCGCCACCCGATACTGATATTACAGAGCCGGCAACTAATGCGTTTTGGTAAAATTGCGCTTGATTATCTTTGGCAAAAATAGCGGCTTCGTAATTCGTCCATACTGATTGCTTGGTTTTAAAGTCGAAATTCTTCTCGCCGATTGATACAAAGAACGTCGTGCCATTCTGCCCTGCGTGAGTTCTTGCATCTTTATTGAGCTTTCCTGTTACTGTGTGTGCCATGTTTAATTACCTTAGTTTGTCGATCATTTCTTGTAATTCAGAATCAAATTTAATTACAGCCGATTCCAGTTTTTTAATGTATTCGTCGTCTCGCTCAATACGCACGCAAAAATAGCTAGATACTCCATTTATGCGCGGGTCAAAGCTAACGAAGTCGCACCAATCACGCTCTGAAACCCATATTTGACCCTGCACTTGGGCCATATGCTGCGATGGCATTTTACCACTTAGGAATGTTTCTATTTGTGTCGCCGTGTTAGGGCATTTAATCTCAACCAATCCATTTTCTTCAACCAGCCCGTCAGGTGATACGCCTGTATTTATTTCATCATGCTTAATAAACGCCACCTCCTCAACGTCAACGCACTGCATTAGCTCGTACATGGATTTAGCTTGAGGTTCGTGTTCGGTTCCCCATTCCATAGCTGAGTTTTTAAACGTCTCTACTCGCTCACCCGTTATCGCCTCAGCTGCCAGCTGTCGCATGTATGCAGATCGCGTTAATCCTTTGCCACCTGCTAGTACGTCTTTATATTTACTAGCCGTGATGACCGCTAGGCGAAGGTTTAGCCATTCGTCGGTGCCTTGCTCAATATCACGAATTACTTGCATTAGATTTGGCCTTTTTCTTTTCGTTATAATCGTGAATTCTTTTTGTCACTTCATTTTCTTTTGATTTTGGTATTTGGTTTAGGTGGCCTATTCCATAAGCAGAACATAAGCTTTTCCATAAATTAGCATCCCCATTTATCGCCTTAGCTAAAAACGCCTCTGCATTCTCATCAATAGTTTTGGATGCTTCGCGCTCAACTTCGCGGCTTTCTTCGTTCTCGCCAGTCTCAAGGCAAAGCACTTTAAGTATGGCTGTCTTTGTCGCATAGGTTGCACTTTTACCTGGGGCTTTGTCGCCGTTGTCATTTGCTTGAGCGAATATCTTGACTGTTATTCTGTCGTCCGGCTTGTCGATATTAACGAAATGGATGTTGTAGCTACCCTCATATAGATGCATTTTTATTTGTTTCTCGACGTCGCGCATAATAGGCATAGATGATGTTAGCTGTTCAGGGTATATAACAATGCCAGCATCAACAAATAGCGGTCTAACAATTGATGTAACCTGATCGTGAGTAACCGCTTTGTAATTTGCGCCAGCGCCAGATATTTGTTTGTCTTTTTGGATGTAAGCGACTTTCTGCATAACGCTATTTATCCGCTGATATATATTTAATTCACTCACTTCATTTTCCTCTTGATCGCGTTGATGGTTTTGCGTATTGAGCCATGAAACCAACGATTTGCAATTGCACGTAAATACGTAGCTGTGTAACCGCACATGCTCGATACTGCTTTGAATGCCGCGTCAATGTTTCCACCAAACCAAAGGTTAGCCACCTGGCGCATTAATGTAATTGCGTTGTCGAAGTTTTTCATGACTTATACAGAGCGATAGATATTAAAGCCAAAAGAATCACAACAATTAAAGCTACGCCGCCATACAGCGGAAGCAATACAAGCCACCAGCTCCAAGTTATATTTCCAGTAAGCTTTAGAACGACAAATACGATACCCAAAACGCTAAGGAAGCCGATACCACTACTACCGCTTGAACTTTTATTACTCATATTCTTCTCACATATATTAATTTTAAGTTGTTGTTAATTGCTTCTTGAATCTGTGAAACCGTATAGCCGTAGACGTTGATCATAGTGCCACTCCAATAATAAAAGCAGTCACAACTAGAATAGAAAGGGTGATCTCTTTAGCTATCAACCACTTAGCGCCTTCGTCCATTTCTGCAAGCTGTTGATTGCATGCTGCGATGTTTGCGTCTTGAGCTGGAGTATATGATTTCATGTCGCTTCCTCGATTGGTAAAACTTAAGTCTTACAAACATATTAGTTGCATCATCACACAATGTAAAGTATTATTTTTACCAATTGGGGATATTTATGAAAACACTTAATCAACTTATAAGGCAGCACGGGATATCGAAAGTTAGTCTTGCTGCATATAACGGCGTAAGCAAGCAGCGACTAAACGGGTGGCTTAATCTTGGCGCCGCATTCGATAACCCTGCGCAAATAGATTTATTTCAGAAAGCTAAAGGCGACTTCTACGACCAAGATTTATTTCCGGTTGACGTAAAATATAAGCTTTTTAAAACGCTTGATATTCCTGGGGGGGAAGTATGATAACAGCTCATTTAATCCGCTATAACTTTCTAAACGTCTGCACGTTTGGCTTGCTTATCGCGAATGGTGAGATATATCACACGCTTGAATTGCCGTGGCTAAACAACAAGCGCAACGCTAGCTGTATACCTGTTGGCGAGTATAAGTGCATCTATATGGCTAAAAGCTCGAGCGGCAAGTATAGAAACGTTTATCATGTAGTTGGGGTTGATGGTCGAAGTGGAATCTTGATTCACTCCGGCAACCTTCCTGAACAAACAAAAGGGTGTGTTCTTATTGGGAGAAAGCGCGGCAATCTAGCAAGTTGTCCGGCAGTTCTGAATTCACGATCCGCTCTATCTGATTTCGTTGGCGGAATGAATAAACAAAACTTCATACTAAAGGTGAAAGATTATGGAATGGCTAGTTAGTATACTTTCAAGCAGTGGTTTAGGCTCAATAATTGGCCTTGCGGGCGGATTAATAACTAAGCGCCTTGAGCTAAAAGCCTTGGCTACTGAAATGAAGTTTAAGCTTGAGCAAAGAAAGCTTGATCTTCAAGAGTCAGCGCAGGAGCGTGGCCATGAGATAGATATGGCAAACAAGAATATTGAGCGCGCGCAGGTCGAAGGGCAAATACAGGTCGAATCTCTTGAAGTTGGTGCATTTACTGAAAGCCAGAAAAACGGAAAGGCAGACGGCGTTTTAAGGTTTTTTCGACCTCTTTGTACTAGCTACCTTCTAATATCTAGCACATGGTTATTTGCGGTTGTATGGGCTGCCGTTGGCGGGCTGGACAGCATACCAAAACCCGACCTTGTGGTTATGCTACTGCTAATGGTAAACGCAACTATATTCCTAACTACAACCTGTGTATCTTGGTGGTTTGGATCAAGAGGCGGCAACATAGGAAAACAAAAATGAAGAAATGGCTACCATTTTTATTTTACGTAATTGTTGTTATGGGTTGCTGTACCGCAGAGCATGTATTGCAGCAGCCAGAACCAGATTCAAAAATCCAATACCCAACTTTTAACGCAGACACCAAGTTTGCAAAATTAAATTAGAGAGAACTATTATGTCAGTAACTAACGAAATCGCATCACTACAAAAAGAAATGGACGAGCTAATCAAAGAGAACAATCATATTCTCTCTGAGTTAAAAATGGTGATCGACAGCTTTAATGATGAGCAAACAAAGCGCGAGGCGCGACATGCTGAAGTGATCGCCAGCGCCACGGCTAAGGCAGAGAAGAATAAAACCAAGATTGAAACTCTCAATCTCCAAATATTGTTTGCCGCCAGACTTGATGAAGAGCGAGGCAAAGAAGAGGCTGCGCGAAAAACGGCGGATCTGGAAGGACGAAAGACCGTATTTGAGGGATTGCGAACTACTCTTATCTCTCTCGGTGTTGAGCCGGATGTTCTCAGAGAGTACGAAATTGAGGCCGGATACATTGAGCTCATCGACGATGACGAAGAGGGAGTCGAAGAGGGAGATACGGAAATGTCGATTGAATCGCAAACCGCTGCTTGATGAGCTTTACGAAATACGCACCATTTTAGACTCCTAGCGGGGTCTTTTTTTTGCATAAAAATCGGTGAAGCTATAGCTAACTTGTATATGCGAAGTATTGACTAGGTTAATACATTGTATATACTAAGCACATACACACAAACAAACGAGTAACACATGAAAAAGATCGTTGTACTAGATAATAGCTTGGTAGAAAAAATACAAAAATACGCTAACGAGAATTGCGATGGTAATTTCTCGATGGCGTTTCGAATGATAGCAAGGCAGTTCTTTGACAGTAAGGTGGAATCACTATGAGTGAAGGCACTATAGATGGATGGGTAATGACTAGCGGTGTTTATACTGACCTTTGCGACATCGGTATGATAAATGGAGTTAAGTTTTGTGATGCATGGGCCATACACGAACAATTACAAAATGATATTTATGACTTTATTTGTGATGAAGATATGCAAGGGGATAGGCTAATAGAGTTTACGCTATCAAATATTTCATTTAACGATGGTCAGATGTCATTTCCAGAGACGGGCCAGTGGGATTTTCCACCGCATTTTGAGTTTGTTTTTACAGTAACTAAAAACGAAATAATCGAGGAATCACTATGAACCCAGTAGAAGGCAAATATACTTATGCTGAAATAAAAACAAAAACCTATGTACATTACAGTAAGCCAATTCAAAGCGATCTAAGCAAGTACACCGCATTATCAAAAGCTGAGGCGAAACGTTTACGAAAGCAGCAAAAAAGGGCAGCACTATGAACACATCAGAATTAATCGCGTTTTATCGCAAAGAAAAGCATTTGAATCAAGTCAAACTTTCTAGCAAATTGCCGAGTGTATCGCTTGGCATGTTGATGGAAATTGAATCTAACCGACGCATACCAACGCCGAGACAGCTTGCGGAGATATGTGCAGCGCTAGATATCACAATGGATTATTTCGAAGAGGAGAATGTAGCGTGAGCCAGCTAATCACAGTTTCAGACAGCAACGCCGCAGGCCTTACGCTTTATCATATCGGCAAATACAGAACTTTTGCCGAGCTTAACTTTAAAATCAGTGAGCTAGACGAGCGCAACGTCGTCGAGGCGCTGCAATATTTGCGCGACAACGAGGGCGGCGAGTTTGTTAGTGCATTAACGCCTAAGGACTTCATCCAATCGGTTAACACTTATTTAGGAATATAATCATGTCACATTTAATTTCAGCAGAATTTGAATATTGCGCGATCAACTATTTGATGATGGCAAGCTATCATCCAGAAAACAAAGGCACTGGCGAGGACACGATTCAAGACGAAATGTTTTTACGCATCGATCAAAACGGTAACGGTCAAGAAGTGCCGCCGACAATCAGCGACAGAATACCGGAGCATTTGTACATGCCAAAACTGCGCCAATGCATTGACCAGGATGACGTTTATGAATATTGATAATTACACTCAGGTAAATTTAACGAATGCGCAGGGTATATTCTGGATCATATTAATTTTGGCTGTGTCGATGGCTGGCATGTATTGGGGTAGTTTATGAGTATTGAAATTCCTGAATTTTTACTAGAAATGTCAAAACAGATGAATGAGCAGGATAACCGCTGTACATCGCACCCGTTTTGGCAGGTCCGGTGCAAACGTTATATTGTTACAGAGGAGGGGTATAACGAGAGTCACTGGGAGCTGCATAAAGAAGATTCCGAAGGATGGACGGTATACTCTTCAAAAGTTGGATACAACAACGAATCATCAATCAACGATTTAATTGAAGATCAACCGACATGGTGTACCCAGTGGATAAGGGAGATGGTTGAAGATGGAGTCCTTGAAGACGGGGATCTGTTCATAGATCATTTTGATTTTGATGAGCATGAAAGTTTCGGCCGCGATTGGCCTGATGGTTATAAGGTTGTGCATATGCAAGAGACAGAGGAGGTTGTGACGACTCACCTGACTCTGGCTGACGCAGAATGGTTTATAAAAAGAAAACAGCATGATTACCCTGAATTATACACTTACGTTGAAAGCGCTTATTGGTCACCACAATTCAAGCATCTTCAGGATTGGATTAAGTCGCTGACATAGTCATGAAAATGGCATAAAATGTGCGTATGGAAACTATAGAAATTCTAAACCGCATATTGCCTAACGGTACGTTTGAGTTATCAGACATTCCGCGAATTCTCGACCTGTTTATAATTCGCAGGCTCGATACAACGCGAGAAGATTCTCAGCGAGTGGCGAAGTACGCAAACATGATTGGCGAGCGCTTAGACTACGTTCAAGGCGCACTAGATGGCACCTATTTACCAACTGAGCTGATACTACTAGATATGCGCGTGCATATGAGCAGAGTCACGTACAAACGTAACAGCGATACACTTACAGATGAACATAATTAAATTTTACGCGCTCGGTATTATCCCGTGCGTTCTTATAATTTTAGCAAAAAATGGTGGTGAGTGGTGGATGATCTAAAGAAGTTGCACAGAAAGGAAAAGGCTCAGTTATTTTCATATGATCTTGATGTGAACGAAACTGAAAGCTTGCTGAAATCGATTCGTGATATTGAGCTAAAACTACGAAATAACTTGTCGCAAACCGACTACCAGGTCTGGCACATATTTAATGGCATAGATATTGCGCTGCGTGTTGATGAGCCGCTGGTGGATAACACATGAGGGATGAATTCAGCGACATACATCGCGAGCTTGAGCGGGAGCAAATGAAAAAGCCTAAGTTGAAGTTGGTTACCCGGGGCGCAGTAGACGAAAAACAGGTATTGCTTGATAAACTGCTAGTTGGCAATCCAGATACCGTTGCCCAGTTCGGATCGCAGAAAGCGCCGGCAGGGTTCATAGTGATGAAAGTTGACCAAGTGCGCGACGATAAATATTACTACATCAAATTCGATGGCGCATATTCTGGCCTGGGCACACGCAAAGAAGTGTTTGCATGGATTAAAGCCAACATGGCTGCTACACTAGACGAACAATAAGAAACACCAACAGGTTTGCCAAAGCCTGCCATGTAGCACTGCCTCCGAAAGGGGGCTTTTTTATGTCTGCGATATTCTCATTTAATTTAAATTAATACGCGCAAAGCTGTTGACTTATTCGCGCAAAGCTGTAGAATTAACTCATCGAAACGAACTACAGGGATATTTAATGAGAAAACCAATAGAGCAATATCTACAAGATCATTACCAGAACAGCGTGTCGTCAATGGCCGCTGACTGGGGAATAGCTGAGTCGTCATTGCGTCGAATGATTACAGCAACTAAGCCGGTTAACGTATACAAGCATAAGGGTGGCGACTTAACTATTGAATCTGAATTGAAGCGATTAAGGAAGGTGAAGAAGTGAAAAAATTAAGCCATGAAATATTCAAAATGGAAACGGTGTATATAACTGATGAGTGGGATATATCGAACTCTAGTTTTGATATGTGCGTTGTTTTTATACGCGGCAACCCGAATATTGTGTCCTGTTATTTTGAGAGCTGCTTGCTAGTTGGGGCGCTACCTACTGGATACACAAACACTCTTGTTAACTGTAAGTAGGTTAAATATGAGCCACTTTAAATCCAACGACGGCACGTACTTCGGCCCAGCTTGTAAATGCGGCTGCACTATCAAGATAAACGGCAAGGGCGCATGCGCACGCTGTAACGAGCAGAAAGCTAGAACCTATGGCGTTAACCCAACACTAACAGAAAGGCGCCGCAAAGCAGCAGAGAGAGCTGACAACGCGGCAATTAATGAAGATTATCCGGAGGATTTATGATTGATAAAATGAGTAAGGCAGATTTGGCACAAAAAAACGTTGAGTTTCACGCTAGAGTATTGGAAGTGGCTTGTTCTCAGCATTGCATATCAATTGAGTATGGCGAAGACGGGACACTTCATCTAGTCAAATATTATTACGACGAAGATGGCGAGTTCTGTAAAGTTTCTACGCAATTAAATATCGTTCCTTTTTGAGGTGAAGCATGAGCAAGAGGTGGGAAATATTTTTAATTAGATTTGCTTCATGGATACTAAAATCTAGAAATATCGATAGAGCAATGTTTATTAGCAGAAAAGACAACGACGACACGTGGTATATGTCAGAGCGTCTAGATTCAATAGCAAAACGAATGGAGTGTAATTATGAGCAAAACAATTAAATACTCACTAATCGTGCTTTTCCTAGGTGCAGTAATAGTTTTTATAGAGCGCTGTAGTGTGATGTGTACCGGAATATCAATTTATCATCAGTGTGGGGTGTAATATGGATAAGTGCGTAGAGTGTCCAGAGTGCGCGTGTGTAGACTATACGCATAAGGACCAACTCGGAGACGGGTTTAGGTTGTGCATAAAATGCAACCAGGAATGGTGGACAAATATTAACTATAAAAAATACCGTTCGCCAGCATATTATTATGAGGTTTTTTCAAACGGAGGTATGTCGATACCTCCAACCGATAAAAATGGAGATTCGCTTAGATTCGATAAGCGATCTGTCAAGCGCAGAGCAAGAAAGCTTATTAAAAAAGGGCTAACGGTTACGGTATTTTTAACAGGTCGCAATGGTAACAGGGATCTTATTTACTGCAACTGCGAGCCGACGGGCTTTGTAAATTTAATAGGTCTTTAGTGCAGCCCATTAATTTGGGCTTTTATTTGCTTGCAATGTAATACAAATAGAACTAGAATAGAATCATCAAAGAGGGGTTAATATGGAAAAGTCAAAGGTCAGCGGTTCTTTTAGAATGTGCCCGACAGTAAAAAAGAATGTCGAGGCGTTAGCAAAGAAAGAAAATCGTTCGTTTAATAATATGCTTGAGGAGTTGGCAAGGCGTCAATGCGAGCAGGATAGAAAGATCGAAAAAGTTAATTGATGTAAATACGTTAAAAACATATAATTCATAGCGCGGCTAGGGTTGCTCCGAAATACACTATTCCAGAAGTGTTGCCGCTACTAAAAAATACTGGACTTATCCGCTGGAGGGTAAAATGTTAGCTGTATTCGACTTAGATTTAGATAGTAAATACCTTTATTTTAAAATTTCAAATGCGTTTAACATAATTAACGCACCGCACAATAAACACTTCAAAATTGCTGGAATATACGCAATATTCAAAGACGACACTTGTCACTATGTAGGCCAAAGCAAAAATCTACCTAGCAGGCTATCCACTCATCTTTGCGGGAAATATGCAAACGCAACTTCGGTAAAGATTTTTTTTGCTGGAGAGGTTGACGGTTACGACTTTTGCAGCGATGAATTCTACAGAAAGAGCAAAGACGAACAAACCGAATCATTGGCCAAGAATGAATCTCTCTGTATGTCGTTTTTTAAGCCAATAGAAAACATATATATACATGGTGATGGCGAAGGCTGCGACGAATGGATATTAACGCCAGAAAGAGAGAGCGCCAACATAGATGTATCGAAATTTACGATTAGCGTTTACAGGGATTTGATGTGTATTGACTCTGCCAGCAAAAATCTTTTATGTGTATATGATTCCTATAAGTCATACATAGGGAGCAAAAAGTAATGGCTAGATCAAGGAATATAAAGCCTGCGTTTTTTGATAACGACGAGCTTGGTGAGCTTGAGCCTTTGGCTAGACTTTTATTTATCGGTTTGTGGACGCTGGCAGATTATAACGGGAGTTTGGAGTGGAGGGAGAAAAGGATAAAAGCACAGCTATTGCCATACGACGAGTGTGAAATAAAAGTTCTCGCGATTAATCTGGATAGATCTGGATTCATACGGTTCTACTCGGACGGCGATTCAATATACCTAAATATTGTGAATTTTTCAAAACATCAGAACCCACACAAAAACGAGAGAGAGAGGGGTAGCGATATTCCTGCGTATAATGAAACCATGCGCCAAGCTATTGATTTTAAAGGACTCACGATTAATCGCGATTTATCTGGATCAGAACGGAACGAGGACGGAACCGATCCTGCTGATTCCCTTATCCCTTATCCTGATTCCCTTATCCAGAACCCCGTTATCAAGAAGCCTTCGGCAATCGATGAATCGATGGTTTTGTTGATTGATAGAATTCTTGATTTGTACATGGAGATAATAAAACCTCAATGCCATGTTAACGGGTTTTTTAAAGAGTCGTTCAAGAAAGATAAAAAGCGAATGACTCAGCTTGTAGCAAGGATAAAAGAAAAGGAAGCTCATTCGGATATAGAATTCTGGACTGACTACTTTAAAAAATGCACAACAGTAGAATGGATACGTGATGGTATAAATGGGAATCCGACATGCACTATCGATATGCTATTCAACAAAACCAAGTTTTATAATTTTGTAGAGAGGTTTTACGCATCATGATGGAAGCAGAGCAAATTGTACTAGGGTCAATACTGACTGACCAAAAGCGTTTTGATGAAATATCAGAAATAATCGGTTCTGATGATTTTGCTAACCGGTTAAACATGAGTATCTATGATTCGATAGAGTTTCTTATTTCAACTGGCCAAACTGTTGATGTTATTTCTGTCGCTGAAAAACTGGCCGAAACTGGAAGCGACAACCTGAAATATCTTACAGACCTTAGCTTTGATGCAAGCAGCGCAAATTACAAAGGTTATGCAAGCGTTGTAGCTAGAGATTCGTTTAAGCGTAAAGCCTTGGTTCGTCTTGAGTCTGCCAGTGAGGAAGTTCGTCAGCTAAAAGAAATTGCAGACATTGAAAGCGCCTTGGCGGCAATACCGGAACAAGTGCAATCGAAAGAGCAAGAGTTCAAGCCATTTGAAAGTATGCTGAAAGAGGCCGTTCAGCGGATTGATGAGCGCCAAAAGGGATTGCAGAAGCATGGCCTGCGCGTAGGATTCAAAGATGTTGATAACCGTCTCTTGGGTTTGGAGTGTGACGACCTCGTTGTGATTGCTGGACGCCCCTCGATGGGGAAAACAACGTACGCCATGAACATTGCCGAACGTGTAGCAATGAGCGGCGGCAACGTTCTTGTGTTCTCGCTTGAAATGAATGAGAAATCGCTTGTTGATCGAATGCTTGCGAGCATGTGCGGCATACCGGCGTACAGAATGAAAACCGGATTAGAGATTGACGATTTTAACTTGCTTCAAATTGGCGTCGGTAAACTCAAGAAGGCGAATATAAATATTATTGATCGTCCAGCTATGCATGTTAAGCACGTTGCCAACATTGCCCGTAAATTTAACCGGTTCCGCAAAGTTGATTTGATCGTAATTGATTACCTGCAATTGATGCGCTGCGACTCTAAAAACCGCTTTGATGAGATATCAGAGATA